TTTATCTTTTTCTCCTTTTATTAAAGTGTGTTGCTTCTCTCCATCTGGGATTGTGCAATCATGCATTTTCTTTGCGCTAAAATAGCTGTCACTACCATCAGTGAATTGAGCGCAATATTCCCGCTGAAACGAAGAATTAGAAGATCCACCGGATTGAGCTTCTTCAATTACGGTACTGTCAATCATATCGCTAGGAATAGAATCAAAAGCCATCTGGGATATAAAATAACTAGACTGCTGTATGTCTTCAGAGTAGATGTTATTCATCCATTCCTTATAGGTTTTAAAAAGGTTTTCAAAACTAAAGCTAGCAGAAGACAAGGCTATCATTTTAGAATTGTTTCCAAATTGAACCCTATCCTCCTCTTTCATGTCTCCTTTCTTTATTAACTCATCTTCTATCTCCCGTATCTTAATACGCTCGGCCATATCTTGAGGAGCGACCAAAAAAGGCATTAGAACCGTTTTAATAGTTTCTTCAGGCAATAATAAAAATTCATCAAGCACCAATATATTCGCACGAAAACCACGAATCTTTTCACCGCTTAAAGGGATAGCTGTAATAGTGCCTTCATTTATTTTCCACTCAAACTGGTCATTACGCTTAGACTTAGCGCCGAAAGCGTGAGCTAACATTTGAGCCTCTTTAGACTCTACTATCTTTTCAAGATTGTTGAATATAAACCTAGCCGTACGAAAAGTAGGTCCTGCAATGAGTATTTTAGTTCTAGGTTCAAAAATGCACTGCAGGAAACAATACACGGCCGCAATAAAACTTTTACCGCATCCACGCCCCCATACGCACATGCTAAAGTTACGATTGAAAAATGCTTTTAGAGTTATCTCTTGGTATAAGGCTAATTTAATTCCCGAAAGTAATTCGGTAGTAAATCCAAGATTAGAGCGCATAAACTTGGCTAATGTAATTTTAGCCTGACGATCTGGAAGTTCCCCTTTTAAATTAAGAAACTCTTCATTTAAATTGGGTATGGACTTGGAATATTTTTCAGGGCAGTACCACATTATAACAATTTTAGATCATAGGCTAGTTGCAGGTCATGCTTTTCATCTAATACATCCGATAGTAAAAGTTTTTTAACTATCCTAATACATTCATCCCGACCATTGACAAAGAGAAACTGAATATGAGGAAATTCCTGTATTAAGTCTCTAACATTATGGAAAATAAAATCAGGAGTTACTCGGGTATTTTTTTTATAAACATGTTTTAGTCTGTTAAATGCCAAACAGTCTTCTAATTTTCTTTCTACTAAAATAACCATGTAAGCGTCTTCTTCGGCCGCTCTATTTATTTCATTTTTAAATCTTTCTAAACCTGAACTTAAAGTCCCTATCAAATCCGGCACTGACTTCCTTTCTATATAGGTATTATTAGTTTTCTCTTTGTCGTTTAAACAATAGTCTCCAAATTTCAAACCTTTAACTTCAGTTGGAAAATCATCTATCCTTAAAGGCTTTTGCTCGCGCGAATCAATGTAAATTAAATGTTCATTTGAATAAGTTTCCTTGTATTCTTTTTTTACAGGGATTTTTTTAAACTTGTTTTCATATCCTATTTCTTCACAAAGCTTATAATAACTATCAAAAATTATTTCATAATATTGGACCGGAGGCATTGGCAATGTCCGCAGCTCTACTTGAGTAGGAGCATATTTTATATTTTTTTCATCTTTTCTTTTTTGAAGAATGTCTCGGCAATAAGCTTGAGCTTTATCTATTGAGACCTTTTTTAGCCAACTTTTCAAGTTAGTTTTACTATTAAAATCCAAAGAAAAATATTGTTCTTTATTTTTAAATTTTATCAAGTCTCCCGTATGTCTATCTTTCCTAGGGAAATACTTATGATAATAATCCGATATAGATAATTTATGGGCCTTGATATGAAGATGTAGTCCTCTATCTTTATCAAATTCTTTACCGCATTCTTGACATTTAACCATTTAAAACTTCTTCCTCACTAATACCCATTATACGAGATTTTATATCTTCCATAGAACTAAGCCTTTCTATTTCTGAAGATATATTTTTCTTGCGTATTTCAGCTATCTTTATCATTTTATTACGAGACTCCTCGTCTTTCCAAAGTTCTACAAGGTTTAGTATAGACGCTGACTCTTGTAAAACCTTGCTTAACCTCTGGCTCCTTTTCTCCTTCAACTCGTTAAGGAGTTTAGTCTGCCTATTGACACATTGATTGTATTCAGTTTGCGCAGTATTGATCGCCTCCACTAAGCTCATAGCCATCCTGCGGCCTTCTGTGTCTTCTGCGTTTTGATCTAATAAAGTCTGGAGTCTCTCTACTCTTCTTTGGATATTCGAAGCTATAACTACTTCCGCCGATAAAACAATGTACTGATCTACTTCTTCTTGGGAGAGATCTGATTTGTCCCACGTATATCTCACAAAGCTACTCTCAAATAATTCCCTATCAGTCTCTACTGCGTAAGTACTTATCTGATGAAGAAATCTAAAGGTATGCATATAAGCAATTAAAGTGCTCATATTCTTTTTTATCTTTGGGGTTATTTTATCTTTATCTATTCCATTATGAACATACTTGTTGACCCTTACTATCGCTCTTGATTCTGATTTAGGAGGAGTATAGCCTCCCTCTACAGGAACGTCATCATTACTATCTGAATATTTAATTTGATTAGGTAGGGTGTTGATAAACTCCGCTACGACCTTATATCTTAAATCTAAAGCTGAAATTTTATTGTCTTCGAAGATTAACCGAGCCATGTCCATTGGCTTCATGGCGCTACAATTATTTGAAATGAATTCTTTTTGGTCTTCGTTAAGTTCTACTTTTTCTTTTGGGTAATATTTATTAGTGACTTTAGCTTCTAAGCTTTTTTCTGCCAAAAACTTTTTAACAGCCCTCCCATATTTAGATCTTCCGTCCTTCATCTCCTCTGGAACATCAGGGAAGACTAGAGCTATAAGCTCCTTGACGTAAGGTGGATCATCTCCTCTTCTATTCCATTCTTCTAATATAGCTAATTCTTGATCCTTGTTTAAACTTATATTTTTATTACTCATAGTATTTCTATCTCGCCGCTAGCTATAATCTTTTTGACTTTTAAGATAATTGATTTTTTTACATTTTTTATTTGTTTGTAGCCCGGAACTCTATTTTTCTCATTAGTCTTATACCCCATTAAAGTAGCAGCATCTTCTTCAGACATGTTGTCGATGTATAAAGCTTTATAAATTTTCCACTCGCTAGACTTAAGAATTTCTTTCATTTTTTCGTTAAGCTTTTCCATTAATGCAAAAATGTCTATATCGCTATATTCAGCAGCGTTAATTTCTATTTCGTGGTCGTTTATGGAAACTGGGAGTTTTGCGTCATAGGCTTGTTTTCTCGTCTTCATCCAATTTGCAAAAAGAGGGCATGCTTCTGATTGTCTGCCGTATATGTAACACAAATCACCCGACTCAGCAGCAGCGCATTTCAAACAAGGTCGACAATAATTTCCATAGTTGTTACGGATTAAATTTTTTATCTGATTAGATATAATCCTGTTTATCCATGGATTAAGCGGCTTCTGTGGGTCGTAAAGATGCCACTTTTTAAATATATGAATTCTTAGAATTTGTGAGACATCATCAAAATCCATCCACGAGAGCGCGGTCAAATTCCATTTGGATTTTCTTTTTTTTATCTCTGCATCTATTTGTTCTATATGGTCTTCAAATTTTAGCTTACGTTTCGGCATTACGACGGGATGACCCAGCTTCCCTTAAAAAATCCTGCTCTGCAGTATCTTTTGAATAACTAGGATCTACTTCCCTCCTGTAGCCGTCGTCTATTTTTTTTTCATTTGAACCTGCTAATTCTTCTATTTTAAAATGATTCATTCTAGAAGAACCTTCTATATTAAAGTCTAGTTTATCTATACTCGTAGAAAAATATTCCTCCTCTTCTTCCTCCTCTATTTTTGTATTTTGTACCGTAGCTACAGGTTTGAATACTTTTTTTGCGGTGGAGGCGGTACTGATTTTAGTAAAAGAACTACCACAAGAAGCACAAAATTGAGGCTTATTCAAAGAGTACTCCGTGCCGGAGCCGCAAGATGGGCAATAAAGTTTCATATTTTTTATTACACAAAATATATTATTAAAAAATAAAGGTTTTTCAAAAAAA